TTTCAATTAAGAGATTAAGAATTTCGGGTAATCATCATATATGGTTATCAAGACTAGTCCTTAATTTAAGGAACTAATAGACTTAAAAGGTTGTAACACATGTTTAAAAGCATGCATTGTTAAAACCCTTCAACCTATGAGTTGATAAAGGAATGACCATCGCCAAAGAAAAGGATGATCACTATATAACCTAACTTAAATTATGAATATATTATTAAAAATTAAAATACTAACAAGGTTAATACTATTAATTTTTAACAAAAATGTTCATAAAGCAGTTAAGCAATATATATTACTCTTTGAAGGAATCCGGAAACAATCTGGTATAAAATATGCAATTAGATACTTTAAAATATCTAAATTACATATAACTAGATATATTTCAGGAACTCCTTTAAAGAGTAATCGTGAATTAGTTTCTCTTGATCAGGATTATTTTCCTAAGAGATTGAATCTTTTGAAAGAATTAGTTGATAAAGGAGAACTAAGGGTTGTATTAACAATCCTTGGTTATACTCGATCAATTATTCCAACAAAGAAAGAAAAGAAAGGTATTAAACCTGACTTTTCTTCCATAACAAATCCATATAAAGGAAAGGTATATACAATACCAAAATCTTTTATAATTGATTTTGTTAAAAAGTTCAATCTCCAGTCAAATAAACCTGAATATAAAGATGAAGATCATTATGTGAGTATGAAAGGTAGTCCAAATGGACCATCAACATACTCATCATTATGATCAATTATTTTATTAAGTTATCCGCAATTGGATTACATTTGTAAAATAGTTGGTGATTATTTTTCACAATCACTTTCACCTTTATATAATTGATCATGAAATTTAGAAAGACCAATAGATCCCTTAAAGAGATCTACTGGAAAACTTTCGATAGTAGAGGATCCTGAATTAAAGTTAAGAGTAATTGCGATGTTAGATTACACATCACAATTTACTCTTAAACCCATCCATGAAAATATTCTTAATAAACTTAAGAATTTTCCAAGTGATAGGACTTTTACTCAAGATCCAAAACATTCATGATCAGTTAATCAAGAGAAATTCTTTTCCCTTGACTTATCAAGTGCAACTGATCGTTTTCCGATTGAGTTACAATCTAAATTATTACTATATATGTATAATAATGATTTAGATTTTGCTCAATCTTGGAAATCCCTATTAATAAATAGGAATTTCCAAATTGGCGAAACAACAGAATTCTTACGATATTCTGTTGGACAACCAATGGGGGCGTACAGTTCTTGAGCTGTCTTTACTATTACTCACCATCTTGTAGTTCATTACGCCGCATTTTTATGTGGTATAATGGATTTTAAAGACTATATACTACTTGGAGATGATATTGTTATTAAAAACAATAAAGTCGCCAATAAGTATATAACTTTAATGACAAGATGAGGAGTTGATATATCTCCTACGAAAACACATGTATCAAATGACACATATGAATTTGCTAAGAGATGAATCAAAAATAATAAAGAAATCTCAGGTGTACCATTAAAAGGACTATTCCAACATTGGAATAACCCTTTTATTGTATATGGAGAAATACTTAATTACTTAAGTAGAAATCCAATATACAATGGCACAGTACTTGATCTTGTAGCCAAATTATATGATAAATTACCTTATAAATTGCTGAAAAGAGTGAGAAATCACTCTTGAAAGCATATTTATAATTTATTATATGATTTTCATTTTAGTATGAGATTTTCATATGGAAATCTTACATATGATGAATTTAGAAATTACATCATGTGCAAAATCCCATATGAAAGTTTCACACTTCCATCATATAATCAATTTCCTTCATATATGAAGGGGATTATATCTGATGGACTTGAAAATGAAGCTGCAAAAGTTTCCTCTGATATACTTAACCAATATACAATTTTTGAAAAGAAATTTCAAGAAGAGTTTATTGATTTAAATGTATTATCAGATTGACCTCTTATCAAGGGATATTATAATCATTTAAATAACCTTAAAAAGTTAATTAAAGATTATAATGATGAATCAATTTCTTTAATTGATTCAGCCCTTGGTATGAGATTAAATAATTTTGACAAGATAGTTTCAATGCACAGAAATAAATCTGATGCAATGATTCATCTTGGAAAATTATGGAAAAAGTCAATTGCATTAGCCCTTTATGAACCTTCTGAATTAGATCTAATGTTACCCAAATATTATGGATTAAACCAAAATAAATGGGAATATGCAATAGATACTAATTTAGACTTTATCATTAATAAATTTAAGATTATTATTGATAAGAAGTTAATAACTAATGAACCCCCAAAGGTAAACTCTTGAGAGAGTTTATCCTGGGATATGTTCAAATAGTATTAACCTGGTCATATTGACCCGAAATTCTTGACTTATTTAAC